GCCTGCATTCTTTGTATTTCAAATTGTGATTTGGCTTGCTCAATACTAACTTTTTCTGATGTTAATGCTTGTTGCTTCTGAACTTCAAACAGCGCTGCTGATTCTGCTGATTTTGTATTAGCCTCAGCTTGTGCATTTATATTTGCTATTTGAGCCGCCGCAGCCGCTTCTGCTTTTTTCTTTTGTTTAATCTTAAGTAATTGATTGGCTAATTTTAAATTTGAAATTTCTCTAATATCTATAGCGTCTTCTAATCCAATTATACCGGTTTGTAAAGCAATTTGAACGTTTTGCTCTAATTGAGATTTCTCCTCTTCTTCAGGCTCTATTTCTAAAAATATTCCAAAATCGTGAAGACTTAGTTTTCCAACCTCCTCTAATACATTTGTATTAAAAGTGTTTATGCTATTCATTAAAGACATTTTAGTTAAAGGAAAATCTAAAACATCCGTGACCTTCATACTAATGTTCTCGCAAGTTTTAACTGTTAGATAAAACAAAGAATCCTTTATGTGTCGTGTAGCCACATTTGAGGCGTTAGCAGCCATTTTTTGCAATCCTAATAAAGCATCTTTATCTGGGTTACTGCCATCTCTAGCTTCGTTTAATCCAGTTACATCTCTTATCATTTGTAAATAATAATTGTATGTACTTATTAAGGAACCTATTTTTGCTTGACCTGAAGATGTTGCTAATTCTTGAATAGGTATTTTACCTCTATTCATTTCTCCGTCTTGAGTTAATGACCTACCTACAACACTACCGGTTTGGAAATACATATTCAATGCTTCCGCTGGGTTATAATTTGTGCCATTTCCAAGATCAACCTCAGCTAATCCGTCCATATCTAAGAACACTCCATCTGGAACTATTCTAGACATAACTTGTTGCAACTTAAGATGTGTAAGCTGAATCATATCAGCGAAGCCGGTTATCTTACTTACTAGAGATTCTATTCTGCCTTTGTACATTCTAGGAGCCGTAATAGAATAATTCATTGCAACTTTAGTAGTATCAGAAAATGGCCTTGTCATATTTTCAGCCATTTTCCACTCAAGCATGGTATTATTACCTAATACTTTAGCCCCCGTATATAAAACCTCTATAGTCCTAGAAACTTTATCAAAGTTGTCATTTTTGGGTGGATTAAAACTGTCGTCTTTTTGTATAGTTTTTTCTAAACCGTTTTCAGTTTGCTTTATTTTAAATACTTGATTTGCATATGTTTTATATTCAAAAAATAGAACCTGTACAGTATTGTCGTCATAATTACCCCAGCCCGTGGTGTAGTTATTATTGCCGGGCATGTTTTGAATATTTTTTAGCTCGTCATCCGTTATATTAGGGAACTGCTTTTTTAATTCGGGTATTGTAACAGGTTTTGCCTCCCCTACATAATATATGTCTTCAAAATTTGGATCTTCTGTATACGAGTAAACTAAATAAGCAGGATCCACATAATCTAAAACTATCCCATTAGATACATTAAAACTTGTTTTAACGCAGCTTATACCTAATACAGTTAAATCGTATGCAATTCGTTTTTTAATTTCGTCGTATTTGTTTTTATTTAATACGGTTTTAATTACCTCTTCGTTTGCTATTTCAACACTTTGCTTATAGCTTAATTGCATAAACAAATCTAGTTCTTGTTCGTTGTCTGGTAATTTATCCGGCTCTACGGAAGAGTAAAGGTTTTTGCCAAATTCAGCATTTATTTCATCTAAGATAGCTTTGTTATTAATATCTCTTAAAGCATTGTAGGCATAATCTGTTCTTTGTTTAAGGGAGAATGGGTCTGTGGCACGGGCTTTTATTTCAAAACCTTTTTGTGTCATACCGTTTACAACAATGTCTACAAACTTAGATATAACAGGTACAGGCTTCCAATCTAAATTAAGATAAGATAAATCTCCATTTATTGATAATTCATCTTTGTACTTTTGTATTGATTGCTCGCCTCTAGTATATAACCTTAATTGATGGAAGTTATTATAATTAGTTTGGTACCTATTATTAGTTCTCCCCTGATCAAACCATTCTCTTTCAATGGCCCTAGCTACTTGAATACCATACTCTGCGGATGCTTTTTCTACGTCGCTAACTACTTGACTTGGAAAAGAACTATTAGTATTTGTATATACGTTCATTTATATTATAATTTTTGAGGTACTACCATCGTTGTTGTATTTTTTAATGCCCATATTAATAGGTTGTCTTTCTATTCTATTAGCCGGTGCATACCTTTGTTTATTACACGCCATTAATGCTAACCCTGAACTAATGGAAGCATCATGACTAGTTCTATTATTTATATTAAACCTTGCCCAATCTTCTAACGTCCTTTGAAAATACATATCTCCATATCCAGTATCGGATAATCCTACGTATGTTTCAATATAAGATTCAATTGCGGCGGCGTGTGCTTGCTTTATATCTTCGCTGGAGTTTGGTATACCTCCAATTTCCTTTTCTGTTACAGATAACTTATTCCAAATTTTGTCGGGTCTATTAATTGAAAAACCTCTATAGCCTCTTCTTTTAAAATGGTATAATAATCTAGGTTTGTTATTCTCGGCTAATATTGGCATTCCGTAAAAAACACAAGCCATTAAAACATCTTCAAAGAATATCTCCGCTGTTTGTGGTCTGGCTATGTATTCTAAAAAGAAATGGTTTGGTGGCACATCTTCCATAGAAAACTTAGTTAATCCAGATAGAGCACCATTAGAACCTCTTTGATCCACAGTACCTGATATGTCATAACTATCACACCCAAACGCTCCGCAGTGTTCATTACCAGGATGCTTCATGCCATTCTTTATTATTACCCGGTTTTGCATATCTTTAGGCGGAACCCAAGTTATTTTAAACCTTCCGTCCTTATGAGGGTTAAAAACAACTATAGAGTCTTGTACCCCATTCTCCCATGCAAAACTCCCTGTAGTTACAATAGCTGTATTTCTAAGGTCTTCGTTGTAATCTATTTGCTGGTATATTTTAGTTAGATTAAAAAGCGATTGTTTCGCTTCATCTCTAAATGCGTGCTGTGTTGTTCTAGGAAACTGTCTGTAGTATTCATTAAGACCATCTTGGTCATTTTTAAGACCCCCAACTTCATTCTCCCAGTATTCTATTACACCTATATCTATTAGTCCACCATCAGGCCCTATAGCCGGGGTTTTTGGAGTGTTGAATACAGGTATTCCATATTTATCAATGAATCCCTCGTAATTCCATTCCATAGGTACGAACAAAGAATATAATCCTGAGCTAGTCTGTCCATTGCGGTTTCTTTTTTGTACGTCAGAATGTTCATATAGTTTTTTAAAGTTTTCCCCACCTTTCGCCAAAGCGTTGGACGTTGATCCCATCATACATTTGCCTACTATTCTTGATCCAAGTCTAAGACACGTTTTTGTGACCCTCCAGTTGTTTGTAATATTGTCCGGCCTTTCCCATTTACCTGAGTTCATAGATAATGTAAAATCCGATAATATCAGTTTACGTTCCTCGTCATTATCAGCGTCTAATTGTATGCCTACGTAATCATTTTTACCTACGTATTTTATTTCTATCTTGTTTCTTCTACCTGTGGTAACAGGTTTATATCCTTGGAAACTCTTCTTGTTTGTTAAGATTGGTATAGAACTCAAATCTCCTGATATATTAACACGATACGAATCGGTGTTGTAATTTGATAACCTATGACTTACGCTAGAAGCGGATAGTCCACAAGATAAGGCTAAAAAATGTATTTGCTCTATCAGGTTTTTATCACTCATTCCAAACTCAATACAGCCCTTATTTTTATCCGAGTGGCCGTCTGTGTCAACTAATCCAGCCAATATTTGCAGCCTAGTTTCTATTGAAGACTTCAAGTATTGTTCCGGTATGTGTTTGTTTTTATAAACGCCTATTTTTTTAAGTTCCGCTGTAGACCCCAAAAATGAAAACTCTACAACATAAGGAGTGCATTCTTTTCTATGCATAACACCAAACTTAACACCCATCATTTCTGCTAACTCTATTAAGTATTGCAGTATTTCTGGTTCTTCATCCACATTTACTATTATAGTCATTCCATTTTTTCTACCATCTCCTAGCCATAACCCTAGCAAATAAGGGGGCATTCCATCAAATTTGTCCTCTGCTTGAATACCTTTTGATGTAACCCTAGTCGTGTGCCTTTTATGTTCCTCTGAAAAATTAAAATATTCTTTAGCGGTATAAATATATTCTTTATTCCCGCGAGAACCATAATTGTCTCTTATAACTAATCTATGATTTTCAGTGACAATGTAATCATTACCATA